ACTGGCAATCCAGGTAACATAGGATCACAATGGGTAAGAGAAATGTTTGTAGATCCAAGTGAACCTAATAAGACATTTGAGATTTCTATTAACACACCTACAGGTGTAAGAAAAATTACAAGAAGATTTATACCAGCTAAGCTTCAAGATAATCCATCCTTGATGCAAACAGATGATTACTATGTCATGTTAGCATCTTTACCTGAAGTTCAGCGTAGACAATTTTTAGATGGAGATTGGGATGCTTTTGATGATTCATCTTTTCCAGAATTTAAAAAGGATACACATGTTGTCGAACCTTTTGAGATTCCTAAAGGTTGGTATCGCTTTCGTGCTGCAGACTGGGGTTATAGTTCTCCTGCTTGTTGCCTTTGGTTTGCTATTGATTATGATAACAATCTTTGGTGCTATAGAGAATTATACACAACGAAACTAACTGCAGACGTATTTGCTAGAAAAGTTTTAGAATTAGAACATGGTGAGCATGTTGCTTATGGAGTTCTAGACTCAAGTACTTGGGCTAAACGTGGAGACATTGGACCAAGTATTGCAGAGACTATGATTCAAGCTGGATGTAGATGGAGACCATCCGATCGTTCTCCTAAATCTAGAATCAGTGGAAAACTAGAAGTGCATAAACGACTTTCGATTAATTCTGATACAAAAGAACCAGGACTTAGAATTTTTTCTACATGCCGTAACTTAATACGAACTTTAGGAACATTACCTATTGATAGTAATAATCCTGAAGATGTAGATACAAAGGCAGAAGATCATGCATATGATGCTTTACGATATGGTTGTATGAGTAGACCTTTACATCCAGGGTATGCTAAAGCTTTTAATAATAATTATGGATCTAACTTCATACCAGTAGATACCAAATTTGGATATTAAGGAGAATATACTATGCCAATGGTAGGAAATAAAAAATTTCCCTATACAAAAAAAGGAAAAGCTGCAGCAAAAAAATCCGCTAAAAAAAGTGGAAAGAAAATGAAATCTAAATACTAATATGCCACTTACAGCTAAAGGAAAAAAAATTAAAAAAGCTATGGAGAAACAGTATGGTGCCAAAAAAGGTGAAGCTGTTTTTTATGCAACAGAAAATAAAGGGAAGTTGAAAGGTGTCACTAAAGCGAAAAGTAAAAAAACTTCCAGAAAAAAATAAAAAAAATTTTCCATACAAACTAGTCAAAGTCTGGTGGGAAGATATTGTTTCAGACTCATCTTGGAATGATATTGTAGATATTAAAAAATTACAAACAGCTATATGCTGTAGCGTTGGATGGTTAGTATATCAAGACCAATTTAAAGTTACTCTCATGGCTGATTTTAGTTTTGAACAAAACGAAGATATTAAACAAGGTGGGTCAACAACAACGATACCCACAAAAAATATATTAAAAATAAAACCAATCAAAGAATAATAGGAGAAAACCCCATGCCTAAAAAAAAGAAAGAAGAAACATTATTAGATATTGTTGATAGAATGGAAGAAGATTTACAAAAAATTCGTGATAAAGCTTTAGAATCTGAAGACGAAGAGTTTGAAGAGGATGAAGATTTTGATGATGATAATGAAGAGGAGGACGAGGACTAATGGAAAAATCATTTAATCCAAAAGCTAAAATAACGCAAGGTCAATTAAGTACAGCTGCTGATGGTAAACAACCTAATCAACCAACTGTCAATATTGACTTTACTAAAGATGCACCTGGCAAATATGAATCTGAAAACTATTTAAAGGATATTAACTATCCTTCTAAATCAGGATCAGAACATATGCAAGCTAGTCTTTTTAGTTTAGCTGATGAAAAAGATTACTAATTTACTAATTATAATATTAATAATGGCTGATCTACCACCAAAAAAACCAGTACAGTTTACTCGAACTTATCAAGTATTAAAAGAAGTAGAAGAAAATCCTTATGCATTTGAACCTGAAACTTTTAAAACTATACGAAGTAATCTACAGGAAAAAATAAAACGATATACTAATTTATCTGGCAAGCCAGTTAAAGTACAAGATTAATAAACAGGAGAAAACATCATGATGAAAAAAATAAAGCACGGAGAATTATCTACTGCTGCTGAAGCTAAAACTATGAAAGAAAAGATGTCTATGGATCCTAACAAAAAAGTCATGCAGGGTGATATGACTAAAGGTGAATATCCAAAAAACAAATCTAAGTCTGGCGTAGATGCTTCTATTTTTAAAATGGCAGACGAAAGAGATTACTAATTTAAACTAATAGTATAATGGCTGACGATAAACAACAAGACTCATATCACGGTAATAATCTTGTTGGTCATATTCGTAGTAAGTTTCAAGAATCAGAAACTTCTAAGATATATGATGAGAAACGATGGTTAAAAGCTTATAGAAACTATAGAGGTATCTATGGTCCTGAAATGGCTTTTCGTGATAATGAAAAATCTAAAGTATTTGTAAAAATTACAAAGACTAAAGTTCTTGCTGCGTTCGGTCAAATTATTGAAGTATTATTTTCTCAAGGTAAATTTCCATTAGGAATTAAACCAACTCCTGTTCCAGAAAATTCTGCTGAATATGCTAGATTAAATCCTCAAGCACAACAAGAAGAAGAGGAATTACCAAAAAATTTAGAAGCAAAAGATATCTATGGTTATGTAGGCGATGGTAAAACTATTCCTCCTGGAACAACTGCTTCTGATTTATTAAGAACTTTAGCTGTTGATTATGAAAAGTTAGGTTTTGAAGAGGGGTCTTCTATTCAAGGTGAACCTCAAATTGAACCAGCTAACATGGCTGCAGAAGCTATGGAAAAATTAGTTCATGATCAATTAGAAGAATCTAAAGCTGTTACTATTATGCGTCATACTTTTTTTGAAATGGCGTTAATGGGTACAGGAATTATTAAAGGTCCATTTACAAATACTAAAACATATCATAGTTATGATAGAGTTGAAGATGTAAATATTTATGTAGCAAAAGAAAAAACAGTTCCAAGTATTGAAGCTGTATCTTGTTGGGATTTTTATCCAGATCCAAATGCTACGAATATTGATGATTGTGATTATGTAATTCAAAGACATAGTTTTAATAAACAGCAATTAGCTGATTTAAAAAAGAAACCTATGTTTGATGAAGAGGCTGTTGAAACATGTTTACAAGAAGGACCTAACTATCAAGTACGAGGGTATGAATCTTCACTATATGATAGAGAAAATATTACTAGTATTTATAAAAATAGATTTGAAGTTTTAGAATATTGGGGTATTCTTGATGCAGATATTGCTAGAGAATGTGGATTAGAAGTTGAAGATGATATGGACTTTGTTCATGTCAATGTGTGGATATGTGGTAATCATATTTTACGATTAGTAGAAAATCCATTTACTCCTAAACGAATTCCTTATTTAGTGTGTCCATATGAAGTTAATCCTTATCAATTCTTTGGAGTTGGTATTGCAGAAAATATGGAAGACTCACAACAAATTATGAATGGTCATGCTAGAATGGCTATTGATAATTTGGCATTAGCAGGTAACTTAGTATTTGATGTTGATGAAACTATGCTAGTACCTGGTCAGGATATGAAAGTATTTCCTGGTAAAATATTTAGAAGACAGAGTGGTCAAACAGGTCAAGCTGTTCATGGATTAAAGTTTCCCAATACTGCTGTAGAAAACTTACAAATGTTTGATAAGTTTAGACAACTAGCAGATGAATCAACAGGTATACCATCATATTCACATGGTGCTACTGGTATTCAATCTACAACTAGAACTGCTTCTGGTATGTCTATGTTGATGGGTGCTGCAGCATTAAGTATTAAAACAGTTATAAAAAATATTGATGATTACCTCTTGAAACCCCTAGGTGAAGCATTATATCATTGGAACATGCAATTTAATGATGATGCTCCAGAAATAAAAGGAGACTTAGAAGTTAAAGCTGAAGGTACTTCTTCGTTAATGCAAAAAGAAGTTAGATCACAAAGACTAATTACTTTTATGCAAACAGCTTCAAATCCTTCATTAGCACCTTTTGTAAAATGGAACACATGTCTTAAAGAAATTGCTAAATCATTGGATATTGATCCAGAACAACTAATCAATGATCCTGAAAAAGCAGCAATCTTTGCAAACATAATGGGAATGGTAAATGGAAATCAAACTAATAGAGCCTCTGCTGGAGGACAAAATCAAATGGCAACGCCTGGAGGAGTTCCTGTTGGAGCTTCGCCAACAGATACATCAGGAGTTGGAGGTGGCAACATCGGAACAGGTAATGTACCGATGCCAGGGGAAACTGGCTTTAGTGCGGCAGCTACTCAACCTACAGGAAGCACACAAACGCAATAAGGAATAATATATGGCATATACACTTAAACAAGATGCAAATGGTTTATATACGTTAGATACACAAGATGTATTTAAATCAACACCTGCACAAAAATTTAATGCATCTGAGTTTGAAGCGTATACTCCAACACAAAAAACAGAATTAGTAGGTGGTACTGACTTAGGTGAGCAAACTAAAAAAGTTATGCGAGAAATGCCAGGTCAAATTCAAACGATTACCGATCCAGAAACAGGTGAAGTTAAAACAGTTCAAAAGGGTGCTGGTGAAGTTGAAGTAGAACAAAAACCTATTACAAGTTTAACAACAGCGACTGGTGCTGCAGTTACTCCAGAAACAGCATTAGATAAAGTTTCTAGAATTATGCAACAGTTTCCATCAGGACAAGCTGGTGGAGGATTTAATGCAGATGAATACTTTAATAGAATTGAACAAATTCAAAAGAGTCAACAAAAAGCAGAATTAACCAATAGATTAATTGGTGGTGCATTTGACTTAGGTATTAATTATTTAAAAAGTAGTATGGGTGGATTTAGTACAGGTGGAATTACATCTAGTACAGCTTCATCCTTTACTCCATTATCAGGTGGTGCATATGCTCCTTCAGGTGCTGGTGGTTTTTTTGCAAGTCCAGCTGGTGGTGGTATATTATCTGCTGGTGCAACTTTATTATCTGGTGGAAGTCCTAAGCAAGCAGCAACTACAGGAGTTGGTACAGCTATTGGAACTGCAGTAGGTGGACCTATTGGTGGTGCAATTGGTGGTGCGATAGGAAGTGTTATTGGATGTTTCTTACCAGATACATTAATTAAAATGGCTGATGGTTCAGAAAAGAAAATTATAGATATTGACATTAAAGATAATCTTGAAGTTGGTGGATTAGTATTTGCAACAGGTAAGTTTTTAATTAATAATTTATTTGATTATAAAGGAATTAAAGTTTCAGGAGAACACTTAGTTAATGAAAGTGGTAAATGGTTAAAGGTTAAACAAAGCCAATTTGCTAAATCACTAGGTAATGACGAACATATAGTTTATACATTAGGCTCACAAAATAGAAGAATACTAATTAATAATATATTATTTACAGATTACTTTGACTTTGAAGAGCAGAAGACGTTGGCAGCTTAATCAAGATTATCCAACTTTAAAACAATGGTTTAAAGACCATCAATGGGAATCACCTATTCCTAAAGATATTTTACCAGAACTTGGAATTATCATTGATGATATATGTGCTGCTGGATTATATACCGATAAAAGTTCTACATTAGGATATATGTATGGTATATTTTCAAATCCTAATATTCCTAAATTAACATTATTTAAATCAATGAAAGAATGTTTTGAAGGAATAAAAGAACTAGCAAAAGAATTAAATTTAAAATATATATATACAACAACAGGTGAAATGGCATTACATAAATTATATAATAATCATTTACACTTGACAAAATTAGAAACTACGATACAATCATATATTATAGATTTAAATAATACAAACAAAAATTTAGATTGGATATCAGAATAATATGGCAATAGGACCAAGCGGAAAACCTACTACAACAGGAATGATGGATCAAAAACCATCAGTACCTGCAGCACCAGACTTACGTGCTTTAGGTAAAGGTCAACCTAGCCCACAACCTCAGGCTGCACCTACACCTGCACCTACAGAAGAACCTGTAAGTGATTTAAAAAGACAATTTCCAGGATCAAGTGATATGGAATTAGAGTTTGCCGAAAGAGCAAAAAATTTAACAGATGAAGATACTGCATCATTAGTCACTGTATTATCTCCATCTGTTAGAAAAGCATTAGAAAAAATTATACCAGAGTTTAAACCTTTAATGGATGCTTATGGTACTAATGAAGCTAATGTAGTTATACCAATATCTATAGCAAGTAAATATGCTATGGCAAAGTATAACACTAACAATCCAGAAGAAGCATTACAGACAATGACAACTGATTTATTAGCATTATCTGAGATGCAACCAGCTGGACCGATGGAACAACAACAACAAACAACTGTGCCACCTAGTCAACCTATGGCTCCTCAGCCACAAGGTTTAATGACTAGCCCACAAAATATGGAACAAGTATAAGAGCTACCCTTATCCATAAGGCACTCAACCCAAGAGGTAAAAATAATGGAAGAAGAAAATAATGTTCAGGAAACTGAACAAGAACTTGAAGCTACTGAAGAAACTCAAGAAGTAAAAAAGGAAGTTAAGCTTCCCAATCAAAATCCTTATCACAAAAATCATGGTGAAGATGATGATGAAACAAAAGCTTTTCTTTCTGGTAAACTTTCTAAATATCATCAGGAGCAGAGAGACAAGAAGGCAAACACAGCAACCGAACAGAAGGACACCGATGCGTCTGAAGAAACTGCAGACTCAACAGACACCAAGGCTACTCCTATCGCTGAACGCCCTGTAACTGCTGAAGATAAAGTCTTTAAGAAACGTTATGACGATTTGAAAAGACATTATGATTCTACTATTTCAAAACATAAAGATGAACTTCGTCAATTACGAACTCAGTTAGAATCAAGTACTAAACAATTTGTTCCTCCTAAATCTAAAACGGAATTAGATCAATGGAGAAAAGAATATCCCGATGTTTATGAAATGATTGAAACCATTGCAATGAACAAGGCAGATTCAAGAGCAAAAGAAGTTGAAGAAAAATATCAATTTCTACAATCTCAACAAGAACAAATTGCAAGGGAAAAAGCTGAAGTAGAACTTTTAAAACTACATCCAGACTTTAATGAACTTCGACAAAAAGAAGAATTTCATGAATGGGCTGGTAAGCAAGATCCTGTTATACAAAGTTGGCTGTATGAAAATACATCTAATGCGTCATTAGCTGCTAGAGCTTTAGATCTATATAAAATGGATGCAGGCATTAGTAAGTTAAACAAACAGGAAAAAGCAGATGTAAAAAAAGAAGCTGCTAAAGCTGTAACCAAAACTAAGAAAAGTACTGATACTGATATGCCAAAGAAAAAAGTTTGGACTATCGGTGAGATTTCTAAATTGAAACCTCACGAATATGAGAAGTATGAGAAAGATATTGATCTTGCACGTTTAGAAGGTAGAATTACACAATAAACCTTAAACTAAACTAACTACTTAACATAGGAGATAAATAATATGGCTTTTGGTAGTGCTGGTGGATATGGAAACTTACCTTCAGGTAATTTCACTCCACAAATTTTTAGCCAAAAGGTTCAAAAATTCTTCAGAAGAGCATCAGTGGTAGAAGATATTACTAACACTGACTATGCTGGAGAAATTGAAAACTTTGGTGATACTGTTAAAATAATAAAAGAACCTACAATCACTGTACAAGATTATGCGAGAGGTACAGCTGTTTCTACTCAAGATTTAGCTGACGATCAAATTACTCTTATCGTTGATCAAGGTTCATACTTTGCTTTCAAAGTAGATGATATTGAAGAAAGACAATCTCATGTAAACTTTGAAGCACTTGCAACTTCTTCAGGTGCATACTCATTGAAGAAGAACTATGACTACAATGTATTAAAATACATTTATGACAATGCTTCTACTTCATCTGGTAACACTGGAACAGATGCTTCTCCATTAACTGGTACAACTAACTCTAACACGTTAGCTGATATCGTTTCTGCAGCAAAATCTGTTTTGGATCAAAATGATGTTCCAGAAGAAAATAGATGGTTGGTTGCTTCACCTAAATTTTTCCAACAGCTAAGAAAAGCTGATGCGAAATTAGTTGACCAATCAGTAATGATGGACGGTGGTGCATCACAAATCAGAAACGGTAAAATGACTGACAGACCATTATTTGGTTTTAACATGTATATGTCAAATTCTATCGTTAATGGTGGTGCTGGTTCTGCTGCAAACAAGACATTCTCATCAACTAACTCTGGTGAGTACATATTCTTATATGGACATATGTCTTCTGTTGCAACTGCTAACCACATTGCTAAAACTGAATTAATCAGAGACCCTGATTCATTCGCAGACATCGTGAGAGGCTTACACGTTTTTGGAAGAAAAGTTCTAAGAACTGAAGCTGTTTACTCAGGTGTTGTAACTTTATAATCGTAGGAGGATATAAACAATGACTGCTTAT